CTGGGAGGGAGTGGGTGCGCGAAGAGGATGCCCCATTTTTAGGCTCAAGCGTGACGCAGCACAACGAAGCGATCGCGCGAGAGCGTGAGGACCTAATCCCTGATTTTTTACGATGAGCTACAAAGGCAAGAAAAACGTTTATCGGTGCGAACACGGGCACCGGACAATTACCGTGGACCTGGTTGAGGGAGTCACCCCATTCATGATCCGATGCCGGCACGAGGGATGCGACACGCACGCTCAGTCGAGCTTTTACCGGGTCGACCAGGGCCTCGAGGCAACACACGAGTGGTATCTGCCCAGCATCGATGAGGCGTTCCAGCTGAACATGCAGCATCCCGGGATGCTCGACCACGTCAAGCAGGGTGGATTAGTTTTACGCAAAATTGAGGAAGCAGCAGCATGACCAGACGACAGTTACTTGAGCGAATGGCAGGTTTCGGCATGGGCCTTCTGGCCTGGCGACCTGGCGAGCGGCCGGTTTTGGAACCTACGCCGGCAGATGTGCCCGTAAAGACGATTTTAACGGGATCAGACGTGGTGGCCACAGTTACGGGCCTCCCAGGAAGGTTTTTCCGCTTCGATGGGCACGATTATCCCATGATCCAGTGCGAGTATCGATTCGAATGTCCGGAGATATATGAAGGCGGGTGGTTGAAGCCCATGACCGAATGGGGCAAAAACGTTGGATCGCTCACTGTCTATGACAACAGGGCTGGCCAGGCGCTGGCTAATGAGACTGCAATCATATGGGGGGAGCTGATCCGGGACGGGCTGGTTATTGCCCGGACGCGAGGCTTCGTGCAGGCGTCGGCCTGGGAGCACCCGGAGTTTGATGTGCCCAGGGTTGACATCGAGCTGCTCGGCATATACGGAAACGACCCACGAGAAACCTGACATTTATTAGTACTTTTTGGACATTGTCGGTTTTTTGCACCCTTTTGTCGCAAAAAATCACGTAATCACGTGATTGATCCTTGACTTTTTAACGAATAGAGGTCCGGGCCATTATTTCATTCATCTGTGGGGATGATTGATAGCGTGGAGCCGGCCTGGACCTCAACCAACTGGAGGAATTATGCTCGAATCCAAAGTTATGCCTCTCGAGGAAGCTGAGAAGGAACAGTGCCCCAATTATGCGTGCTACTCTTTCATGTGGCCTGGTCAAGGCCGGAGCAACATATGCCTGGCGCACGCAGCCTGGCTCCTGGAGGTAGCCGGCGCTCTCGGAATGGGCGCTGAGGCCCTGGACTTCCAGCCGACAGTTAAAGCCGTGCTGACCGAGATCCCCAGGTGCAACCAGGTCGTCGCCAAATCCGAGGATTTGTGAGGGACACCGCGTTTTCCTTACCTTTTGGCATGGCTTCACAAACCCAAATAGTCGAACGGATATGCTGGGCGATCGGCGCAAAGGTCAAGATCGGCGAGCATCATTCCCGCGACGCCTGGGTGTCTCAGATCATGATTCGAGCAGAGGGGATCGGATACGAGGTTTACTGGTGGGAAGGAACTGCCAGGCATGAGTTGATCGTTTTAGACCGTGAATTGCCAGACCCGGAAGGGGAACACACAATCAAAGTCAAAATGGTGAGTAACTAGCATGAACAAAAATTTACTCGTTGGCCTGCCGGCGCTGATCATCGGTGCCATTCTTGCCGTACTACTGCCCGAGCTGGGTGTTACAGCTGACCTGGGTCCCATCATGGATGGCGAATTGACCTGGGGAGACCTCCTGACGATCGTGGGTAACATCCTGATCGGCGTTGCTGCAATCGCAATTCCCTCGTCAGCTCCCGTTGTCGCTGAAATGAGAAAGACCACGATAGGCTTCAAGGTCTTTGGTGCTCCTAGAATCAATGGGGGTGGCCCAAGCATTCGTGGGGATCGATACTCATGAGTGATTGCGTAGACTGCCCGGAGCAGCATATCGAAGGCCACGTACCGACCTGGTTGGCTAAAAATGTTATGCAGGCCATGAGGTATGGCGTCCTGGGCCTGTGGCCGAAGACGGACGCTCACTCCCAGGTCAGCCAGGTCAAATTCGTCCTCCGGAGTAACCAGGCCGAGATGCAAATCAATTTTGCCGACAGCACGCCAGTTCAAATAATCGAGTTGAGGGATGAGCCAAGACAGGAAGAAGCCGAAGCCTAAAGACCTCCGCCGAGCAGCGAAGCTCATGGAGCAGCTGGTCAACGGCGAGTGTGCGGTCATCCTCATCAAGATGGATGCGAAGCGTGGTGGTTGCTTCATTCAGCAATACCACACGCTTTCCACCCTGGCACACCTGCTGGGCATGGATGAGGCCGAGCTTTTGAAACTTCAGGAGGATTAAAGTATATTTGTTGCAAGTGATCTTCAAAGATCCAGGCAACGGAACCGACAGGGTTCGCCTTCAGCTGAGGCGCATCGTGTCGGTTTTTTTATTGGCCTACGACCAGGGCCAGCTCTTACCGACGAGAGCAGAAGTGGTTAGATCATGTCGAGCATCATGCCCGGAGATAGCGAGTCTCCACGCCGAGGGCACAGATCCGCACTGAAAAGCGAGGTTCAATGAGCGATCCCAAAAAGCCGCAGATCACTGTAACGATCGACGGCCAAAGTCACACCGTCGACCTGCCGGACGGTTATTTAGCACAGGCAGAGGTGGATGCAAAGTATCTTCCGCGCGAAACTGTAAACTCACTCTATGTCTTGCAAACGGAGATTGATCGCCGTTTTAAGGACTGGATTAAGAAGGAGGAGGCAGCCAAAGACCAGCAGGTGATTGCTGCTGTGCTCGAGGCCAATCCTCCGAAGGACCGAAAACCGGGTGATGACGATCCCGTTGCTGCCAAAGCGATGTGGAAGCAGACTGAACTCGACCCGGTCCTCGAGGAAAACAAATCGCTGAAGGCTCTCATCCTGGGTAACGACATCACCACTGGTGCCGGTGCCTTTTTCGCCCAGCAGTATGTGACCTCTCCAATTCCAGGAGAGCAGCCTTACATGCAGGCACTTTTTGGCAAGCGTTTCGAGTACGATCCGCAGCTTAAATATCACGTCGCTCTTGACGAGCAGGGCAATCGCATCCCGGCTCAAAAACCTACGGTCCAGAGACCTCATGCGGATGCGAAGGAGTTCTTCGGTACGTTAGCAGGCCAGGAAGCCTACAAGCAGTTCCTGAAGCCGGCAGACGTCAACAACAGCTCCGACTTCCAGGGTGGCGATGGCGGTTCACCGAACGGGGCAAAATCCCCGAGTCAGTATAAGCCGCGCTCCCAAATGTCCACTGACGAGAAGGTGGCAGCAATCGAGGAATTGGGCCGTGACAAGTTCATGCAGATTCCTTTGAATGCTAAACCTTAATCTCGATGGCAATCAACACACGTTCGAACCTCCAGATCTATGACGACCAGTTTTATGGTGGCATGAATGAGGTCCTGGAGCAAATGGGGAATGCGTTTAATGAGCAGTCGCGTGGTGCCATCCGGTTGATTACTGAGCGTTCTATCGGTGCTTTTAAGGAAGAGGCTTTCTTCCAGAGCATTGGCAGTGGCTTGGTGTCAAGACGTGATGGGACAACCCTGACTGACGCGACGCATCTCGGCCTGGCGTCTGCTGCCCTTAAAAATCCGAAGCTACTCCGTAAGGTAGGTCCTGCGTCGAATACGCTCGACTCCTTCAAAGCTATCGGATCAAACAGGCAGCGCTTCTCCTTCCTGCTGGGTCAGCAGGTGGCCGTAGCAAAGCAGCTCGACTTCCTAAATACGATTCTCACCGCTGGTGTGGCCTGTGGCCTGAAGAACACCACGGGTGGTCCATCCGGCGTGGGCACGTATATCAACAAAGTCGGCGTTGGTAACACCCTGCAGCATAGCTACATGATCGAGGCCCTGGCTGCCTTTGGTGATCAGTCACAGCGTGCTGTCTGCTGGGTTGGGCGCTCTCCTGGCTTCTTCAAGCTCATGGGGCAGCAGGTCGATATCGCATCTGACCGCGTCGGTGGCGCGACCATCTATGAAGGCACTGTTGGTACGTTCGGGCTTCCGTTCGTTGTAACCGACTCTCCTTCCCTGGTCAAAACCGATGGGATCGCAGCGAGCGACGACTCCAACTACACGCTGCTACTGACCGAAAGCGCTTTAGCAGTCCTCGAATCCGAAGAAGTCGACATGTTCATCGACATCCCACTGGGTAAAGAGAACCTCTACGTGACCGTCCAGGGCGAGCATGCCTACAACGCGTCCGTCAAAGGCTACTCTTACACCGGGGCTGGCGAGAACCCGACCGATGCGGCACTTGGAACCGGAACCAACTGGACCAACCAGATGGCCGATATCAAGTCAACCGGCGTGGTCGTAATCGAGCATGACGAATAAAATCGGCGACTAGAGATCGCCTTTAATGAGCTATGATTGAACAAAAATTTGCTCTCGTTTATGTCGCCGGTGCAATTCCCAGCGAGAAAGACCTCAAGAAGCTAGATGCAAAACTGAAGGGTGTCACCAGATACGAATTCCGGAATGCATCGCGCTTCAATTATCGTAAAAACGACAGTGGTGAGGTCCTGCAAAATGACGCTGAGAAGTGCGACGTCCTCATAACCGATATCGAGATAGTCCTCGATGCCTACCATGACCACCCGACGATCGACGCCGAGGTCCGTGGTTTGCACAAGGCTGCTCGCACGGTCGAGAGCGACTAACCTGGTCGTAAACCATGCCATATTTCGACCTGACCGCAAACGGAAAGCTGCTGCGTGCTTCTACGCGTGAGCATCCGGACATCGAGACGATTGTCGACCAGGCCGAGTACGACCTCTTCGACTGGTATCGGGACGTTTCTCGTAATACGTTTGGCACACCGCTAATGGGAACCACGCGCCTTCAAACAGGCCTCGAAAACCTGACGATTGCGCCAGGCGTCCCGCGAGTGATGCTGCAGTATTACCAGGCCGACCCAGCCGATCTGACTTCGGACAACGAGCTTCAATTCAAGGCCGACGTGCAACGCGCGATCGCTGCAATGGTGGAAGAGCGTGTTTCGCAGATTGACCGGCCACCAGGTGTCAAGAGGGAGCGACGAGGCCGGCGTGAGATCGAGTATTTCGCGAGTTCGACGGCACCGCAGTTCTCGGTTCCGGCATCGGCCAGGCGCTATGTGCAAAAGTACGACATCCGTGATCCGGTTTAATGGGACTTGACTTCAAACATTCGGGCACCTTCACCAGGACACCGAGCAGCGAAGGCTCTGGTGGCCGGAAGGTAGCTGGAACGCCAATAACCATCTACGACGGCAAGGTCGACGTGCAGACGAACGATCGCCGGCAGGATGTTTCGATGGGCATCGAGACCTCAAAAGGCTCGGGTCGGGTATTTTTTCCCGTCTCGATCATGGGGCTGGGCCTGGACAAGGGCGACTCAGCAACGCTGAATGTTGAAGGCAGCGTCTTTACTGGCCGGGTTGATCGGGTCAGCGAGGTAGACGACTCCTGCCTGGTGCTTTATGCTTAGAGTTATCGTTACCTACCGTGGCGACCAAGATGCGCTGCGTAGGTTCAACGGCCTGGTCGAGTCGAGGGTGCTGCCCAAGGCTGCTGACCAGCTGGCAAGGACGACGCGCCGAGTGGCGCTCCGGCATGTGCCCGTATTGACGGGTGCGCTCCGGGACTCGATAGCAATCGCCGATGCGGGAGCGTTTCATCGCGTCGTCTTTGCCGATACGCCATATGCCCGAGTTGTAGAGTTCGGGTTTACGGGTGTGCAGGTGGTTGGTCCGCACCAGCGCCTGCAGACGCACGCATTTGGCAGATCGATCGCACCACGTCCGGTTCAGGTGATGGCACACACCAGGTTCGTCAACCGCGCAGCCAGGCCCTATATGCGGCCTGCTCTCGCTCACGCTGAGAATCGCGCTGTTCCAATCCTAGTTCTCAATCTTCGGAGAGTTGCATGACACCATTATGGGAACTCCAGGTCGCCCTCTATGACGCGCTTGTGGCCGGCGTTTCATCGGCGAAAACGTATGACTGGCTGCCCAAGCAGCCCGAGATGCCATACGTCTTCATGATCGATGAAGCGATTAAGCCGCAGCACGACAAGGCGGGATCGATTCCCGTCACGGAGGCCCGGCTGACAGTATTCGTCCTCGAGGACGATGCAAAAGTGCTCAAGGACATCGTCGATGAGATTGTCACGACGCTGGAGCCTAAGCTGACGCTCCCATCCTGGCGTGTAATGCGGCAGACTCTATCGCACCTGCGAACCTACCGATCGGAGACGCTCCTGGGCGACCGAGGCAGGTCCGCGGACATCAACTTTCAATTTTTATTTGATCGAATAGTCTAATGGCAGATGTAAGACACGTCGGTAACGATTACGGGCTTTACCTGGCTGCAGGTCCTACCGAGCCTGCGCTGCCCGGCACGACGGCGAACTACACAGCCCTGGGTCTTGAGGTTGGGCACCAGCTCTCCCTGAACGCGGAGGAAATCCCCGCGGTCGACAAGGACTCGGGTGGCTTTGTGATCGCTTTCGCAGGCCAGCAGAGTTACCAGTTATCGGTGAACGGAAACCTCTCGAAGGAGGGCAACGCGGCACAACAGATCCTCGAGGATGCTGGCCTTGCTACGACTCAGGATGGAAAGTCGGTCTTCTGGCTCTCTACTCCCACAGGCGCAGCAAACCAGCAGCGACGGGGTGAAGGCCGAGTTCTCAGCTTCGAGATCACGGAAAACGTCAACGAAGTGGCAACCTTCACGGCCACGCTTTCTGGCGTAGGTGCCTACGTACGCGAGGCAGCCTCCACTTAATCAATAACCCAAATAGCGGAATTCAATGAGCACCAACAATACGTCCCCAACCGGGGAGCACTCAGTCGAATACGACGGCAAAACCTACAAGCTCAAACTCAGCCACTGGAAGGTATCAGAAGCCGAGACACTTCTCGGAACTGGCGTCCTGCGGTGGACGGGTGGGCAGATCACCTACAACCTGGCGCTGGGCTATGTAATGCTCGACGGCCAGCATGGTATCAAATCACGCCGGGACGTGGCAGCCTTATTTGATGAAGGCCCTGCGGACCTGTTTGACACGGCCATCGCGTGGGCGATCGTGGATTTTTTCCACCAGTATCCGGACCTGGCGAAGGGTCTGGAGCCGGTTCTGGAGTCTCTCAAAGCGAAAGCGGAGCAGAAGACGCCGAAGAAGAAGACGGCAGCCAAGTAGACGAGCATGGTAGGCTAGACTGGGAATCGCTCATCGACACAGCGCTCGATGTGGGATTAACGCTCGATGAATTCTGGCAGATGAGCATGCGCGACCTTAACCGGGTCGTGCGATCGTTCGCGCGTCGTGAAAAGCAGCGGATCGATCACGAGTATTTGGTCGCATCGGCCTGGACTTGTGAGATAATCAACCTGCTCGGCAGCGCCTACTCATCCAAGGAGAAACCGTGGAAGCTGATGAAGCCGAGCGATTTCTTCGAGTCCTGGACGGGCACCAGTACGAAGCCGGTGATCGATCAGGAGTATGTAGAGGCAGTCCTTGAGGCCATCAAGGAGCGCGAAGCATCGGTCATGTTTATGGGTCAAAACGGCGCAGAAGTCGCCTATTAAGGAGGTTAACTATGATTATCAGAAAGGGTGATTGGGATGCCATTTTGCCTGTGCTCCTGAAAGCGTTCTCGTTCGACGATTCGGATGCTCATATCATCCGCTTCGAAGACGACCTGGCCTGGATAACTCCCCAGGAGCAGGGCCACGCCGAAATGGAGCTGGTCAAAGGCGAAAAATCCGACAGGAAGCCTAACTCTGGTCCGACGATCGGGCCTCGGTTCCGAAAGCAGCACGTGATCATCACGGTGATGAAGGAGGACCGGAGCGTGATCTTCACCAACGCACCACAGCCGAAGAAGAAATCGCGGAAGGAGTAATCCGCTAAAGACTACGCCGACATGGAAATTGGTAGTGTCTCGATCGGCGTTGGTTATGAGCTGGACCAGACAGCGCCACGCCGGTTTGAGCAACAACAAGGCAGACTTGCTGCCAGTACGAATCGGTTCCAGACTTCGCTGGGATCTATTGCCCAGGCAGCTGCTCGAGCAGGTGTGGGCATCGAGGGCGTCGTACGTCCAGCTGATCAGTTCATCGATACCCAGCAGGAGCTAAATCGCCTGGGCATCAAGACGACTGCCCAGCTCGAGGACCAGGTACGCCAACTCCGCAGGCTCCGGGATGCGTATAAGGATGACACAGCGGTCGTCCAGAACCTCGATAATCGCATCGATGGCCTCAATCGCCAGCTCGGAACGACAGGAGGCGCCTCGAGGCAGGCAACCAACGCAGTGATCCAGCTCGGGCGTGGTCTCGAGGACGCTGCTTTTGGATTTATTGGTGTGGCGAATAACATCCCCGTTATCCTCGAGGGCTTCGGCAGGCTACGAACACAGGCCCAGCTGACCGGGACCAGCGTTGCCAGCGCTCTCAAAGGAGCTCTTCTCGGTCCCGCCGGCCTGATTTTCTTATTCCAGGCTGCATCGTTTGCAATTCTGACGTTTGGCGATGATATAGTCGCTGCATTCCGGAAAGGCCGAGAGGCTGCGACGGCATCGGCGAAGGAGATCAAAGGCACACTCACCGACATCATCACCGTCGCCTCTCCGGAGGTCGCATTCGAAATCGAGGCCGAGAGCATCGACCAGGCCATTGCCCTGGCGCAGGCCAGGCTGCAGGCCACTACTGAAATATTCGAGGATGCCCGGAGTGCATTCCAGAGCGCTTCGCTCTCAGGTGGGGTTGGCCTCGGGCGTGCTGGCGCTTCCACCGGCAGAGGCTCCGGACCTGGTCAAGGAGGCAGGCGCTTCACCCAGGAGCAGATTAATGCCCTCAATGAGCAGCGCAAAATTGCCAAGGAGCGTCTGACGATCGCAGAGGAGCTGCTCGCCAACCTGAAAGCGCAAAAGCGTGAGATCGAGCTGACGAACCGCATCGCCGAGCAGACCAAGGACACGCTTGGTGGCCTGGCTTTCGATACGTCGACGGGTGACATTGATGTGCCCGAAGTTGCTCCGGTAGCAGCTGCGATCGATCTAAACCTCGACACCGGAAACCTACAGCAGGAGGCAGAAAAGCTCCTGCGCCAGCTGGCAACTGAACTTCCCCCACTTCCGGCGATCGATACCAGTGAGGCCGAGGACTCCTTCGACCAGTTTGCGCGTAAGTCCGTGGTGCTGCAGCGCCAGATCGATGCCGGCATTTTGAGCGAGTCCCAGGAGGTCGCACAGCGCATTGCCCTTCTCACTCAGCTATTCCGGGGCCTGGCGACCGAAGGCGTCGATGTAAGCAGTGAGGCATTCGCGCAGTATCGCACCGAGCTGGCGAGCCTGGTTGAGCAGCAGGCCACAGCCAAGCAGAGCAACGAGGACTTCATTAACTCGCTGACCGAAGCCGAAATAGCAGAGCGAGCGCTCCTGCAGACGACATTCCTGATCGGCGAGGGATTCGTCAACGTATTCGCCGAAGCCGTGACCGGGGTCCGAGACCTCGAGGACGCGCTCGGCTCACTCCAGGGCATCCTGCGACGCACACTCAGCAGGCTGATTAGCGCCGGCTTTACTGCCGGCCTGGGTGCGCTCACTGGAGGTGGCTCATTTGGCAGTCTTTTCCTCGGTCAACTCGGCATCCCGGGTTTAGCAGAAGGCGGTGTGGTCACAGGCCCGACGCTGGCGCAGATCGGCGAGCGAGGCGCGGAAGCAGTTATTCCGCTCGATCGCCTCGATGTCATGTTCGATCGCCTGGTCACAGCAGCCAGGCCGGACTTCGATATGCGCGACTTTGACCAAACGTTGACCGAAAGGCTCTCTGCGCTTCAGGTTGAGGCGTCGCTGGGGGCTGTTCCCCGCTTCTCCGAGCCGTCGAGCACAAACGTACCCGAACCTTCAAGGCCCGTAGAGACGCTCTCAGGGCCTCGTACGGTCATGGCCGAAATTGATGCATCCGGCATCGCAGACGCTCTCTCGAGCGCCGTTCGTGCCCTGCCAGCTCCAACAGGCGCTGCAGTCACCCCGAACCAGGCCCAGCGCGTTCAGGCCGGTGGGGAGTTCTTCTTCCGATTCGACACGGTGCGTATCGCAGCTGATGCGCTGCTGCTGCTGGTGCGTGAAGCTGAGAAGCGCCAAAAGAGGAACCACGGATTCTAATCGATGGCGCTGGGAGTTAAATATCGCATCGAGCACTTCAACCGGCAGACGCAGGAGATGTGGCGGGTTGACTTTCTCACCGAGGGCTTCGTGGGCGTGGTCACTGACCTCAAACCAGGCGAGGACCCGTGGAAGGTCATCTATAAGACCAACATCGATGAGCCGCACTGGTGGTATGCTCCCTCGAGAGCCGAGTTTGCCTTCATCGATGACGGGACCGGGCTATTCCAAGACCTCTTCTCCGCAAATAACTCGAGCTTCGTCGCCGAGATCTGGAACGATGACAACACCGAGCTTTACTGGCGCGGGTTTGTGAATCCGGATTCGTACGACTATGGCCTCTACGTCGCTGGGGAATCAGTTTTGACGGCCACCGATCGCATGGCCTCGCTTCCGGACATCACCTGGGAGGCATCTGCCGGCGTGCCATATGCCGGCCAGCGCAGCTTCGTCGACATGGCAGCGCTGGCGCTCAAACCGCTGGGAATCGATATCGGGCTGGCGACGCACATGATGTGGACGTCGCACCTGGCGACAAACCCGCTCCTGATCGGGACGCACGATTCGATGTGGCACCATACGAAGGAGGCCCTGAGCTACACCGATGATGATGGGCGCTCGTTTACATGCCAGCAGGTCATCGATGACATCTGTAACAGGTTTCAGGTCCAGCTCTTTCAGTATAAAGGCCGGTGGCAATTCCTCCACGCCAGGCGCGATGTTCAGCCCTCTCCGGATTTCATTTACGTGTTCCACTACGACTCGGACGGAGCCAAGGACACACCCTATACCGATCTCCCGCTGGCAAAGTATCCGACCGGCCGCACGTCGAATATTTTCCGAGCTGTGCCCAGGGCGCGAGGCGTCCAGCCGATCAACCAGGCATCGATCGTTTACCAGCACGGGAAGCTGACCGAGCTATTTGACAACACCGACTTTGAGACCGAAGGCACCCCACTGCCTGGCTGGGAGCTATTGGGCACGGGCGACTCAATAACCACGTCGACCGATGGATTTGGAGGCTCCGGAAAGGCGATCAACATCCCGACGAGCTTCCAGGCCGACCCGGACCTACCGACAACCCTGCCCAACCGGGGAATCCGGCAGATAACTTCGGAGACGATCGAGTCTGCCAGTGGGTATCAAATACGCTTCCGGGTGCAGATCAAGCAGCCACAGTGGAACGACCTCCCGGTGGGTAAGAAGACCGTGTGGGTGTGGAGGCTGAAGGTTGGCTCGAATTATTACAATTGGGCTACCAGCAGCTGGACGGCCAGCGTGACCTGGAATCGGGTCAACCTGCACCTGTTCAATCCGAGCGCAAACTGGTGGGAGTTCTCTACTACCACACCCGTGCTCGATGCTCAGAGTGGCGCGGTCGACATCGAGATTTACGGTGTCATCGAGGAGGATGACCTGACCACAGGCAAAACGCAGCTGGTCACCAGGTTCGACGACGTCATGATCGAGTTCATCCGGGATGGACTCCTGGTGACCGAGGCCACGCTGACCACGGTCGTCTCCGATACGATTCCGGGATCAGATACGCTCGACACCGTCACGGTTGTAACGGGCGAAGGGCCTCTCTCTACCTTCCATTCCTCGATTCGCCAGCTGGACTCAACCGAGGCGGACGTGGGCACAGCGACGGATTGGCAGTTTGGCTACGGAGGCACGGCGAACAACATCAACCTCGACGAGCTGTGGGGTGTTGAGCGCCTGCGTGCCTTCTTCCAGCCCGTGCGCCAGATCTCCGGGACGATCGTCCACGTCGAGACGTTTTTCAACGCGCCAGAGGTCGATCAATATGCCGAGATCGAGCGTCCGGATACGACGGACCTGGATTTTTACATGTGGTATAATGAGCTGACCTGGCGAGGCAGCCAGCCCGAGCGTGTCATGGAGGGCTTCTGGTTCCGCGTCCTAGAGGATGATCCGGGCACATCGACGACCGTAACCCAGGGCGTTGAGGAAGGGCCAAGTGGCGCATCCGTGCTTACTGGCAACCTGGGCACCATCAATATCACCACGAATACGACCACGGTGACGCTCGACACCGTGGCTGACCTGGGCACCACGAATGTCGGCGCTGCAGCAACCACGGTATTCGTTCGGCAATTCCAGAGCGGGACTGCGATGACGGGAGGAGGCCTGTTCCTGGGTGATCCCCTTGATACCTCCACGCCGGCAGACGGAGGCACGGTCTTTGTCTCAGCCGATGGGAAACGCTGGCACCGCATCTTTGCCGAAGACGAGCCCTGGCGAACCGAGTGGTTTGGTGCCAAATGGGACGGCGTGAGCGATGACTCGGCAGCGATCCAGGCCACGATCGACGCAGCTCGAGGAGGCGCAACCATCCTCCTGCCTTCGAAGCGCACCGTGATCGGTGCGCGAGTCGACATCGACAGCAAGGTGGTCCAGCTCAAAGGCGAGTCCCCATCCTACCACGAGGACAACGGCCAGACGGGATTCCCGGTGACGGCATCGGGTACGATCATCCTCTCCAGCTCCACGATCGACACTGCCCTCTTCCGAGTAGTCGACACCGTCACCACGAGCGCACAGCATTCTGGCGTTGTGTTCGAGAGTATCAAGTTCATCGGCAATAAGGATGGGGTGAACTTTGGCACGGCGACCGACACCCACGCGGTCGAATTCATCAATGCCTATCGCTTCCGGATGATACGGTGCGAGGTCACCAACTTTACGAGCCACGGCATCGACACGCTCGATCCGGACATCCTCTTTGGCGGTGAGACCAGCCACCAGTGCGAGATCCTCAACAACGCGTTCGTCAACAACGGTGGTGATGGAGCTCTGCTTTCACTCAGGGACTCAATTATCCGGGACAACGTCGCCTTCAATAACGATGGCGGTGGCTTCGCCGAGGGCCTCTTCGGTACGAACGGTGGCAACTCCTGGATTGGAAACCGCGCAGAGCAGAACGAGGGCGACGGCTTTGCCCTTATCGCATCGCTTGGTGTGACGCGCGTAATTGGGAACTCGTCGCTGACCAATGGTGGCCGCGGCATGCTGCTGGGCACGGGCCTGGCGGTCATCAACCATCTGATCTGCTCGAATAACATCATCGATGGCAACGGCACCAATGCCCTACTGCCTCCGGAGGAAGCCTCCGGTATCGTGCTGGCCGAGATCCAGAACTCGATTGTCTCCAACAACGTGGTGACCAACAACGGCCAGTATGGGATCATGGTCATTGGGAACTACCAGGCATCGATGCAGGGCAACCGGGGCACGGGCAATGCGCTCGGATTCTCCAACACCCGTGTTCAAAACCTGGACCCAGCAGGCTGGTATTCAGCCGTCGAGTGGGGTATGCCACAGGCCGGCGTCGACGTCTCTCTTCGACTGCAGGCGCTGATCGATACCATTGAGCCTGGCTCGGTCATCGTATTCCCACCAGGCGATTATCTGTTCTTGAATCCCGTCGTCATCAATAAGCAGGTGACGCTCAAGGGATGGGCATCGGGTTGGTTTGGCGATACGACGGGCACCAGGTTCGGCGTCTCGACGGTATCAGCTGACGTGCCGTGCATAGAGCTGATCGCAGGCGCAGACGGCACCGTCATTGACGGCATCACGTTTACGGGCCTGGGTGGGGCCTCCCCATCGACCAACGTGACCGGGATTAAAGCCACGCTGGTTAATGACCTGATTATTCGGAATTGTAACATCGAGGACTGGTTCGGCAAAGGCATCGATCTCAATGACTGCCGGCGCGTGCGCCTCAACGAGAACAATTTCGACCAGAATACGAGCGGTGGGCTGCTGGCCACGCTGTGCGTCGACCTCGATGTTATCAACTGCCGATCGGAGGATAATTTCGACGAGCCTCAAATGAAGTTCGTCAATTGCACCAGGCTAAAAGTCATCGGAGGCACGGTAGCCAGGCGCACGCAGAGCAGCCAACCAGGTCTGCTTGTGCTCGGTGGCACCGAGATCGAAATATTCCAGGTGACAGCGCACGACCTGGGAGGCCCTGGCTTCAAGGTTACTGCCGGCGACCGGATCAGAATCCATGATTGCCAGGCAGTCAGCTGCGGTGCCGACAATGCGCTGACCGACGCGGAGCGTGCCGGCATCTACCTCGATGGCGGATCTAACATCTCGGTGCAGAATAACGACTGCTCCGACCCACTCGCGGTTAAGGTCCAGCAGTACGGCATCTCGACGGGCGCGAACCTGGGCAGCGCGACAATCCTCAATAACACAGGTGCCGGGAACGAGCTGGCGCTTCTCAATCTTGAGAGCACGACTGCAGCTGATGTCATCACGAAGCTGGCCGTGAGTGCAGACCTCGATTTTCCGCTAGTCGCGGCGAACTCGTCGCAGGCATTGTCGGTGACTGTTCCCGGTGCCCGTGTTAATGATGGCGTGACGATCGGCGCTCCTTCGGACCTGAATGCCGGCCTGATTCCTCGCGGGATCGTTACCGCAGACGATACGGTTGAAGTTCGCGTGTTCAACGTCACGGGCGCTGGCATCAATGAAGCCGAGAAAACCTATATGGTGATCTGCGAGCGCACCGAGGCCAGCGTCTCCGTAACCATTCCACCAGTGGGCGACTTCACGAAGATCGTCGAACTCGAGTTTACCAACCACAACCTGCTCTACTATGGCTAACAAGGCAAAATTCCCATTTAGGCTCAACTTCGAGCCTGGCGTGGTGGGCATCGACGTGGAGATCGACGCCGAGTTCGAGGTCACGCCTCGAGGCGTTGAGCTGCGTCCGGTGATCACGTTTGTGCCTTTGCTCGAGCAGCCTCCGGAACCTAAACTCTTCGCTACCCTGCTGGACATCCGCTTTCGTAACCCAAACCTGCTGCTTTATGGCTAGACCTCTTTACCGGGTGGATTTTCTCGGCATCGAGCAATATCCACTGAGACAAAGCGACCTGATCCTCCGCGCTCTTGCCAAAGGGCGCTCGGAGTATTACAGCCAGACGGGTCGATATCCGAATGCGTTCTACCTGACGCAGACGGCCTTCGATGACCTGGAGAGTAAATTCCCGGAGAATCACCGTGGCACCAGGCGCATCTTCTTCGGGATGACGATGCGCGTAAACGATAACATTGGCTTGACCGATGACGAGTTCGAGTACGTCGACTAAATAATTTAGGCAAAACGAGCTCTATTCAGTCCGCCGGCGGGCACCAGCTGGCCAGCAAAACCTTAAAAAGTTAGGAATCATGGCGTTTGATCCAACACAACCAGAATGGGAGATCCGTGGCGGGACCATGCTCGCGGACGGTATCTTTACCGAGAACAGCGGTCCAGCGACCGAGCTGCACTCGCAGACCCAGGACGTCCAGTTCCGGATCGATAACGAGCAGATGGGCAGCGATGCCATTTTCAAGGCACGTGTGAAATTCCTCGTCGGTGGCCGGGATATCGTGTGGCTCTCCTGCCAGGATGATTCGAACAACAACACGGTCTGGTTCAATATCAACTCCGGGACGAAGCTCTTCGAGGGATCGAACGTATCGAGCGCTTCAATCACCCAGGTATCAGGCACCACGGACGAATGGGATATAAAGATTACCTTCGCCGGCACGCTCCCTCAAACCATCCTGCGCTGGGCCTGTGGCGCTGCGACGGGCAACCAGGTGCAAAAGTACGTCGGTGATGGCCGCAATGCCTTCCAGATCCTGCGTGCGCAGATGATTCCGGGCACTGGCGATCCGGGCTACGTGGCGACCACCGACCTGCAGACATACTCCGACCTGGCTGTTGGTGATGGTGCCCAAAATGCCTCGATGCCGGCGAGCAACGTTCCCAGGACTTCCCAGCTGGACTTTATTGATTGCCTGGGCAGCGACGGCCTGACGATCGCCGACTTCGATTACGACCGGGATGACTTCTCGATTTTGGTGGTTGCTGACTGGAACGGGACGACAGGCGCCTTTCGCACTTTGCTCTCCCATTGGGATGGTGCGACCGACAATGCCTTCCTCCATGGCCTCACTACTGATGGCAAATTCCAGGTGACGCTCTCGGGAAATGGATCGACCAACCACAAGGTTTACACCGCGGACAAGGTGCTCGACGTGGATGGCAAGATCGCGATGCTTTTCGCCTGGGACGGGACCGACCTCAAACTGTGGTATAACGACGTCGAGCTGACCGTTGCAGGCGGTGAGCTGTCGAAGGATACCGACCTGACGCTCTCGGGTGACATCCACAATTCTGCTGCAGTCCTGGGCGTGGCCGACAATCACCAGGGCAAAGTTTACGCAGCCAGGCTCTACCAGAAGGCAGCAACCCAGGTGGACGCAGCTGCAATCGCGTCCGAGTTTGGCGTCTCCGGCCTACCAGCTGGCGGAGGTGGAGGCCCTGGCCCGTCGCCTAATACTGGCGATTTCGTCATGGAAGACGGCCTGATCGTGATCGAGGCCGAGTCGATCGATATTACGGGCGAGGACTTCGTCGAAGAAACGAGCGTGGCAGGCTTTGTAGGCAGTGGCTATTTGAGGCACACAGGAGCGGACGACTTCAGCCTCCCACCAGCAAGCACGATCAGCGTTAATTTCTTCGTTCCTGATGCTGGCATCTACTCGATCAGTATCCGGGCGAACCATGACAGCGCACCAGCCAACGATGAGGAAAATGACATCTGGCTCGACGTGCCCACTGCCAATGACTCAGCCGGATTCCAGAAATGGGGACACACGGACGCCGGGCTGCAGTGGCCTAACCTGGGCTGGACGTTTGACACCTTCAGGGAAGATCCACCGGCCACCTTCCTGGATAAGGACTTTGATCTCGACGCCGGCAGCCACACGCTCGAGCTGGGTGGGCGCTCGAATAACTATAAGTTCGATCGCATCCACATCTACGTAAAGAACCGGCCTAATTCCGAGGATGAGACCTCGCCCGAATCTCCACAGGCCGGCGTCGGAGGCGGTGGTAACGTGCCTGCGACCAGGGCTGAGATGGAATCCTTCATCACGTCCGAGTTTGGCATCACGAATTTCTTCTATGTTGACAATGCTGCAGCTGGGCCTGGCTCAGGCACGCTCGCTGATCCTTGGCCTGACATCCAGGACTTTGCCGACGTCGCGGTCGGTGGTCAGGCGTGCATCATCTCCGGTGGTAACACGTCGAACAAGCGCTTCTACGAGCAGATAACTCCGAGCAACTCGGGCAGCGCAGGCAACAAAATTGTCTATGCCGGCAATCCGGAGCTGCCCTGCATCATCGATGCCTCCGAGAACTTCGATGTGACCTGGACCGACATGGGAACTGGCGGAGGCGGTGGCACCCGCTGGAGGGCTACGTATAACCAGACTCGCGCCGACGTGCCCGATGCCTCCTTCCAGGGTAATTGCACCCAGGCTTATCCGGAGTGCGCTGACTATTCCCACACCATGAGCCACCAGCTGATCTATAACGACAAGCAGCTCTTCGTCCACCAGAACGGCAACAACGCCGTGGGTGCGCCTGGCGCTATGCTCGAGGGCGAGTGCTACTTCGAGGTCGGGACAGGCTCACGTGCGACGCCACAGTACGTATGGTGCCGTCTGCCGAGCGATGTTAACCCGAACACGGTGGCCTCCGGGCCTAATGACATCAACGGCATGCGCATCGCCTCAAATAAGAAGTGGCTCTTTGACGTGTTCGACCACGAGTGGACCCAGGGATACCCTGGTGGCAACTTCGCCGAGAAAGCCGATGGCCGTAACCACCTGGCGCTCTTGAATTTGCACTTTGCCTTTGGCTCAACGATCCGGAAGCTGGGACCGATCAATATCCGCGGGACCAACTGGCACGTCGAGTGGTGCTCCTTCCGGGATTCGAAGCATTATGGATTCGGACTCCACGGCGAGGACCATCTAATCCGGAACTGCAAGGGCCTCCGCAATGGCATGGGCAACTTCCGCGTTGAGTGGCTGAACGAGGACGCCGGCACCGAGACGCTCATGGAGGATTGTCAGTGGCTCGATGGCAACTTCCAGGAGTGCCCCAGGCGCTGGGAGGCTGGCAACAAAATTACGGACAGCCAGGGCTTCGGGACGTTCATTATTAGAAGGAACCTGTTTCTGCGTGAGAAAGGCCCTGCCCTATGGTGGGATCTATTCAATGGGAACACGAACACGACGACCGAATCCTTCATCGCCGAGTTTTGCATCATGGAAGAGTGCCACGATATGGCGATCTTCTTCGAGCACAACAGCCGGAAAATCAAGATCCGGCACTGCGGCATCTGGAACACCCAGGCCCGTAGCTATAAGGGCACGATCCTGGGATGCGCTTTCCGCGGCCAGGCGGCCGGTGACAATTTCATCGAGAACTGCGCGATCGTTTATAACGAAGGCAAAGGGATCTACTTCAAGAACCACGATGGCCGCGGCACCACGAATAACGACGTCATCACCAATAACGTGATCGGCTTCAACGTGCGTGACAATACCATCGAGGTCCAGCAGGTCGAGATCCTGGGTGGCGATGGCTATGACGACTCGCCGAGCTGCGTCCCATTTGGGCCGGCATGGAGTAGCTCCACGATCGACAATAACGTCTGGTTCGAGCGCCAGCAGGCTAACTACTTCGCGCGGGACCAGAATTGTAATGATTTCCAGCAAACTAACTCCGTCTCCACCTTTGAAAGCTGGCATGGTGGAACCGGGAACGTCATCGAGGCCCTGGCCTCAAACGTCGTCGAGGACCACACCGATCGGAAGGCATTCTGGAAGACCGTTGGCTCTCATACGAGCAAAGGTCCGCAGGGCCTGGTGCATCCGGAAGACATAGCAATCCAGCAATGGACGATACCGACATGAGTAAACCAGAATCCTCAACTCGTCGCGTTCCGAGCGACGTCTGGAAGTGGATATCAGCAGTGCTGGTTTCAATCCTCATCACCATGGGTGGTTACATCTTCACCATCCAGAGCCAGATCCGTACGGCCATCCAGGAAGAGTACGCGTTGCAAAGCCGAGCGCATGAGCAGCGACTCCAGGTCCTCGAGGGCGACGTCGACGAGTTGCAGCGCAATGCAACCGCTGGCGAGCGCCGGATTGATGCGATCGAAAAAGCCAATGCGACGGAGGTGGCACAGCTGGTCGAGATCCAGCGCGACCTATCCCGGATCGAACGAAAGCTGGACGCGTTGCAATAGTCGGCATTAAGGTTGCTGGGTAAGTAACCGATGCTCCTGGTTCGCTGCAACCCGCATGCGACCTGACTTGAGAATCCGAATTTGGATTCATACCTTGAGACTGTAACCCCTATGCGACGTCGCACCCTGACTCGCGCGACCTTTAAAAACTACGTGTTTTTAGTCGATTTTCGGGTTTCTCAAACCAACATCTTACTTTTGTTCTGCCAGCGCCAGGAGTTGCACTAAGGTCGCACCAGCCGCTGGCATTCTCATCTACTGAGGTTACACATAATGGCTACACGGACTCCGACAGGGAGCAACGGCAACAGCAAGAAGCCCCCAGCGCTCTCTCAGCAAAAACTCCAGGAAGGTTACGAACGAATCCACATGCTTTGGGCGATACTCGCCGGCATCCTGGGTTGCGTCGCATCCTGGCACTACGCATTCTCGCTCGTAGAACTCAACGTCTTCACCCAGGTCGGCCTCGCGGTCGCTTATAACTGCGGGATTGCAATTAGCGACATGTCGATCTACTACCTCATCCAGGCGATCAAGGGCATGGAGCTGACGAAGACGGACATGTGGGTTGCACGCATCACGAAGTTCTGGTGCCTCATCGATGTAACCGTTGGGATGATCGCGCACGGGAGCCCACAGGTCGCAGAGTTCTACTTTACCTGGGGCCTGGCCGTGTTCACGTTCGGCGTCTTCGTGGGGTGGGGCTGGCTCTTTGAGGGATCGACCAGGATGAAGGCAGCGATCGAGAGCGCCTGGATTGCCATCCAAGCGTGGCTCGAGGAGAACCGCGACAAACGGGAAGCTCTGCTCGAGCAGCGAGCAAAAAACAGGGAGGCACGAATCCTCGCTCATTACAAGCGCCAAGGCCGGATTGCTTTTGCCCATCGCATAGGGAAGCGCATGATCTTCAAGATCAGGTATTCGCCATTCAAATCGTGGCGTGTCGGCCAGGTTGTTGATAAGCAGATCGACGAGCTTTTCAAGTCAGCCCTGCACCTTGAGCAGCAGAACCAGAAGGCGCTCGCGCACGATCCGCTCCACGGCTTTAGTATTGGGTGGAATGAGAATGCCGGAGGGGATGGGGCAGCGCCAAAAAAGTCTAAAAGCCGGCGCTCGAGAAAGCAGAAATGTGCCGGCTGTGGTGCCCAGCTTCCCAAGGAGTTCAACGGCAATCCGTGGAACAGCCAGTACTGTCCGACGACGAACCTGGCATCCCCGAACTACGGAAAGCCCAAGGCAGGGTGTAAGACTAAGAAGTCGCGAGCCACTGCATAATTGTTCCACGTGGAACACTGAACCTATAGATCACAAAAAAGCCCTGGTTTCGGCCAGGGCTTTGTCGTTTGCAATATTGCAATCAACTTTTTTAATATTGCAAACTCACTGATTGAGCGCACCTTCAGCGCCGACTTTCATTTTGTCTGCCTGGTCGGGATCAGCTGCGAGGATGAGGTTCTGCACTTCGATTTTACCCTGGACAATCCCCTTGATGTAGGCGTCGTGCTCCTTCAGGGACTGCTCGTCAACTTCGTCGGCTCTCATTGCATCATTCACTTTCTTTGCCTGGGCGAGTGCCAGATTGATCTTCGCGACTGCGTCCCATAGGGCGATGACGCGCAGACGTTTGAGGGCATCCTCGGTGATCATATTTCCGGGCTGGAGCGCTGCCATTGGATCGCCGTCTCCGTAGATGATTGAGCCAGTAACCATGTCGCCGGGACCTCCGTACTCTTGGCCTGCTGCGCCTGCTGCAAATTGTTTGAGTTCGTCACTCATGTTGTTTTTCTCCTTCGTTTTTTGAGATAGACAGAGCAAGTGCCGAAGTGGGATTGAACTCCCTGGATCTCCGGACCTGCCTTTACGATGACTCTACGAGCCAATTCCTGTGGGTGGATGGCGACGAGCGTTAGCTTGCCGTCGCCCCACATAATTTCGGTATCAACGGGCATCGTGCCACCCCATTCATAGCGCACGGGGTTTGAGCCTTTGACCTGGCGTTTTACACGCATATAGCGGATGGGCTTCCCACACAGCTTGCAGGGACGGATTACCTCCGTGTCGCGGGTTTTATGGTATCTATGTGCCATGACTAAAATGGGAGATCTGGTTCGACCAGCTGGAGATCCGTCATCGATGCGACCTCGGTCCAGCCAGAAGGAATGGCAGTGAAGAGATGACCGAGCTGCGTGCAAACGGATGTGGCATCGGCACCATCGAACTTGAGTGGAGGCACGCGTCCGGCCACGAAGACCTGGCATCTGAGTATTGCCTTTTTCTCGTTCCAGGTTTTGATGACATCCAAGGATTGCAAAGTGCCGTCCTTATTTGCCGCAGACCACCACGTCTCGATGTGCGTGATGAGATCGGCGTTGATTGAGAGTCCTGGGAGTACGTTAATCATTGCCTTCCTCGTTTAGATTTTTCAATGGGAGTGCGATCGTCAGCCTCTTGGGTCTGCGCTCGACACCATATGCCTCGTGGTTCTTTTCTAGCCATCCCAGGACTGCCTGGTCCAGGCTGTCGTCAGTAACCGGGATGTCGTCATGGCCCAGGCCGACCGTGAAAAACTGGCCTGAGCGCTCGGCCAAAAGTAGGAGTTCGAAATACTCTGGTGCTTTTGCCATTATACTTGCCAGGCTTCGGTTGTGAAATCTTCGCAGGGAGGCAGATCTGCTCGCATCTTCCCGTTCTTCAGCTCTGTCCCGATCAGGTCATACTCCCACCAGATGCAGTCGTATCCTTCCCAATCGTCCATGCCGGAGCGCCGGGCTTCATCTTCGGTTGTTGCGGAGTCAAAGATGGCGGCATCGTTCGTGCCCTCGACGTCGGTTGCCCGACCGTCATATAAAATAAATTGTTTTTTAGTCATTAGAATTCCTCGGCAAAGTCGCACTCGCAGCATTCTGCGATCGCGCGATAACTAAAATTCTCAAGTTCTGGTTTACCTCTCGAGTAGGCGTGGTATGTCAGGCCCTGGTGCCCACAATTCTGGCATGTGCTGTTGTGCGCGATCGCGCGGTCCTCATCGTAGCCCGTCCAGAAGGAGTAGCCTTCGCGCTGCAGCTCCTGGATGATGCCCATCGCGGTGTCTGGAGGAAAAGTTATCATGATCTGTCACTCCTGAAGGGATTTATTCGCTTATAGAAATGAGGGCAATGTTCCACGTGGAACACTCAGAAGGGCAAGGTATCGTCGGGCGTGAATTGAGTGACCGCGGGATATCGCCACGCTCTCGTTATCCAATCCTCGGGCGCATGGCGATTTGCGCTGTCAGCTGCTGCTTGCTCGTGTGACGGGTTGAACCTTGGGATGCCGGCTGCGTCCATCGCCTGCTCGAGCGCCAGGCTCCACTCTTCGTATGATTCCTCCGGGAAAGGCTCGCGGAAGTCGCGCAGGAATTCGGACTCCCAATGATGCGCGTTTGCGCGGTCTTCGTGAAGGGAACGGTCAGCTTCGATGTCGTAGATCATTTTAGTGCTCCATGTCGGTGCTCGTAACAATAGAATATACGTTAACTTCTTAACAATAGTTCTGTCGTAATTGCAACGATAATGTTACAAAGTTAACATGAAACTGTGTCCTGTGGGTGGGGTAGAAGAGCGGTCCTCCTTAGAAATTTCTAGGCGTGTGATCGCCGATGAGCGCCCGTGGCCACCAGCACCACGGGCGCGACCTGTTTAGAAGAGGGTGGTCTGTCTGCCTTCTTCCTCGCCCTCGTGGAGGAGGATGGGCTTGCCGACCAGGATGTAAGGCGTCGTGCCGCACCATACCTTCATGCCGTGGTAGAAGCCAAGTGGATTGTTGCGTGCCTTCTCATGGCCCTTCATGCCTCGCCTCGAGTAGAGGTGGTATTGTCCCTCGAAGTGCTCAGGCTCAACGATACGCCAGGCGTCGTGAAAACGGCCATCTGGCCCTGAGAAGCCACCCATGCAGACGAACATCCCGCGATCGCCGAGTCGGAATGGATTCTTGATTTTGTCGTTTGGCGCGATCGCGGTGCTGAAGGATCTCCCGATGTCACCCCTGCCAAGCTCGAAACGTGATGCCGGCAGCGTCATGATATCGGCGTATTTGTCCTTTGCCCATTTAAGCTGTTCGATCTTCATTGCTTCTCTCCCATCAGGTTTCGTTGGCGATGCAGCGCACCAGAAGTGAAGACAGAGAACCATAGATCGCCAGGGATTATTGCTACCCGAGATCCTTGCTGTTCGCTGTCGAAAGCAGAGATGATCCATTGCCCCCACGTCTCGTGAACCAGGCTTTCAAGAAATGATGCTAATTCTCGCACGTTTGCTTGCGTTATGCCTGGGATGTCGTCGTCTGCAGCCTTTGATCCAGGCCGCGGTGTCGCAGTGTAAAGAAAAGTTCTCATGCTGCTGCCTCTTCGTATTTAACAACGGGATGATGATAGGTAAACCGGCGCTCAACCGGCTCTTGTAATGGCCCCACCAGCTCGCACCCGTGGAGCCTCTTGATACTCGTCTTCACGCGATCGCCCATCGAGTAGTAGAAGTCGCCGTCGACCTCGACGATGCGCCAGCCCTCCGTAATCCGAATCCAATAATAACCGCTCTCAATCATAGCTTCCTCGCGCCTTTGAACAGGTTTTCCATGAGCGCTTCCTTGGATAAGATGGCCTCTTCGCTGGCCAGTGGCGTTTCGTCCTCGAGGTCGGTCCAGAGCAGGCGCATGACGGTGCCGTCGTAGCCCTTGGAGTCGCGTATGAGCCTGCCGGTGCGCTGGGCGACGCCGTGCTGCTCTAGCCAGCGTGGAAGGTCCGACCAGGCTTCCCAATCCATCACGAAGATCTCGTAGGCACCAAGTGGCTCGTGCGGGATGTTCACCGTTACTTTTGAGATGCAATGGCCTGCGAGTTCAGCGCCGTCTTCACCGTAGAGTTCGAGCGCCAGGCGCTGATTCCCATATCGGCCAGGTTGGATGTAGACGGGTCCATAATCTTTATATTCCATGTGCTTGAGGATTTAGGAGTGAAAGTGCATGGCGTGCCAGGTCAGGTATAGCGCACCAGCTGAGAGTAGATGCCAGAGTCCGTGCAGCCAGTCGGGTTGGTGCCGGCGTTTTATTGTCCGGATTGCCATGGCTGCAACGGCCAGGAGTGCGACGTAGGTAAACCAGAGCAGGCCCACTCGCAGGAATAATCCCAGGAGTATGAAGCCCACAGCGATCGGCGTGACTAGGAACAGGTCGATATCCTTGAGCCGGAGCATGGCGACCGAAATGAAGATGGCAACCAGCCCAAACACGGCCAGGTCGCTATTCCATGTGATCCAGAAGAAGGTGCCCAGGACTACGTAGATGGCTCCCTCATCCGCTCGGTGTGCCGGCGTGCCGTGCTGACTGCTATCGGCGTGAAATACGCCAGAGAAGATGCCCAGGCACCACATCGATAAGATGAGGAGTTCGGACGCTGGGTCCTGGAGTGCGATCGCGACGCCGGCAGCGATGTAGGCTGCGCTGGTCAGGGTTGAAATTGGTTCTTTCATAAGGTTAGCGATGTTTGAATGGAGATACGAGTTTGCGATTTCGGGCAGAGCCATAGGCACTCGAGCTTTTTCGCGCTGGTCAGGCCCCAGCCCTCGGTTGCACTTTGGCACTGCACCTGGTGCCATCCCTCCAGGAAGCGATCGTAGAGGGCTGACGGGTAGCCCGAGATGACGGCCATGCCCTGGATCGACCGGAGCCGATAAAGGAGCCTGGCGTGGTCGTAGAAGCTCATCTCGTGCGCGTAGGCGCTCGCACGCCAGCGCCGGGACCTGGTCTCGGGCAAATAAGGTGGGTCCAGGTAGAAGAGCGTCTCGGGCGAATCAAACCGCTCTATAAGGGCCAGCGCTTCGGTGCATTCAATCTGGACTCCTTGAAAGCGGCCGGAAATTTGATGGAGGCGATCGAGCGTTGAGAACTCGGCGCAGTTCCTGGAGCCTCGGAGCGTGCTCTTCTCGTAGCGCCAGCCGTTTGACATGGTGGACGTCGCTTTTCCGCGTCCCATCCACGATTCAGCGAAGAGGCGCCTTGCCCTCTCCAGGTCCGGGTCCGGGTGGTTCTCGGGTATAGGAAGCCGGCAATATTCGAGCTCTTCTCGTGCCCAGGGCGTCAGCTGCAGCTGGTCAATCAATGCCTGTGGGCGCTCGCGCAAAATCCGGAAGAAGTTAACGACCTCGCCATTGATATCGTTGTAGGTTTCGAGGTTCGATCTGCCCTTTGCGATGAGCACTGAGCCGGCTCCGCCATAGACCTCGACGTAATGCTGGTGCGCTGGGAGATGCTGGATTACCCACTTCCGGAGTCGCCATTTGCCTCCGTGGTATCTGAGTGCTGGGCGTCTGATTTCCATCATCCGTGCCTCGATACGAACCTGGTGCCCAGGGCATCCTTCCAAGGATTTATCTCATTGATGTTGTCATACTCCGGCAGGGTCCCTTTGAAATACCTGGTGGTTACGTGGATGGCCCATTCGCATGAGTAGCAGACCTCGACACGGTTGCCCAGGCTCCGCAGTAGTATGATCCACTCCCGCTGCTCAGGCCGGAGCTTCCCATCCTCAAACTTAAATTCGATAAAAAGGGCACCGTACTCAGGTGTCTGGCAAGGAATGCCCACGTCCGGGAAGCCTTTACGGAGTCCCTCTCCGACGCGCCTACCTGCAGCGCCTCTTCTCATTTTCCCACCCTGGGCGTTCGGGATGGCGTATACCGCAGCCAGGCCAGGTATGGTGCAGCTCTGGAGTAGGCACCATTTGATGAAAGCAGCTTGTTCGTGATGTTCAGCCATGTCATGCCACCAGTGGTTTGTAGTCTTCAAAAGCCTGCAGGAACATCTCCTTGGCAGTCGCCGGGTCCCAGCAATAGAGCTGGATCGTATAAGGCTTGACCGTTGACGTGTCCCATTTGACGGGAGGCTCGGCCATGAGCTGCAGGCGCTCGGTTTCCAGCATCCGGTAGTCGACGGCTTTGATCTCGCGCCGGGCTTTGTAGATGCCCAGGCCGAAGTGGTGCCAGATCGCCTGCATCGTTATCAACTCATAATCCTTGTAGCCCTCGAGCAGCGGTTTGATGGGCCTGGAGATGTCGCAAAGGTATGCTTCGGATGCGTCATGGAGCAGCGCCTCGAGGCAGAGCTCGTTTTCGTCGATCATCGCTGCTACCCAAAAGCAGTGCTCGGCGACCGAGTAGAATTCCTTCGTGTGACCGTTAAAGCGGCAGATCATTGAAAGGGAATGAGCGATGTCCTCGATGCAGATTTGATCCGGGTGCGGATGCCTGGGCGTGTAAGTCAGGCCCGTATACGTCTGCTTCCAAAAGCCCTGCTGGATCTCGTACTCTTGCGGTGTCATGTCAACCTCCGTTGTAGTGTTTATCCCATTCGAGTTGGGATGCAAATTTTGAATAATACTCGTCCCCATCGATGATGAGTCGCCACTGATTCCAGGGAGCGAACTTGTTCTCGTTGTGGTAGACGGTGCCCTCCATGCAGGCCCGTTCGATGGCTGCGCTCTCGCTGGCCACCTGGCGTGTGCCCATATACCAGAACATGAGCGATCCCCACCAGGGCCTAATGCCGGCATGCTTGCAGATCTCGATGCCGCGTTTCATGATCACGTGCCACTTGAACTCGGATATTTCTCCCTTCTCGAGGAGCGCCCACAGCCGGCCAGAGTGGATGAAGTTGTGGCAGCTATGGCAGAGCGCTACGATCTCGACCAGCTCAACCGTGCCGGCAGAATAATTTATGTCGTAGAACTCGTGGCCTTCGAGCCACTGGTGCCAGTCCGCGCGTTTCTTGTGGATGCCGCAGGCCCAGCAGCGGTCGTCGTGTTTTGCGTATGCCTCCTTCCGGTGATGATCCCACCAGAGATCGCCCAGGACGCTCCTGGGATTCACCCCGTGCAGCGGTTTCGGGATGTTGGGATGCGTCAGGATCTTGGGGATTGGGAAGCTCATTCGTTGCCTCCGGTCGCGTACGCTGCGACGAGCTGCCTGATTGGTATGGCACCCTGGGGAGCTGCCAGGCGCTTTGAGTTACGGGAGGCCTCCCGTAAAAGGTGCTGCTTCTTGTAGCGATAAAGGCGCGTGTGGCTATCGCGTCCGGTGCCGAAGTTGCCAGGCCCGAAGTCGTGCGGGTGCAGATCGCTTGGGAACTGCCGGCATAGCCTCATCACCATCTCGTGCCTCATGTCGAAAAGGAGCGCATGCTGCATGCCGCGCAGCTCCTCGATGTGCGGGATGAAGACGCCGGGATTGAGTGGGCTATTCTTGGCGAAGATCCACACGATCGTTTTGTCGCTCCACATCCTGCGGAAGGCAAACCGGACCTCGGCGCTCGTATAGCCAGCTGCCTGCAGCGCTTCCGCGGTTGCCCTGGCAGCGTCGGCCAGGCCCACGGTCGGCATCGACTGGTTGTAGAAGGGAACGAGCGCTGTCATCCAGTGCTGCAGCTGCTCGAGGGCGATCGGAGTTTCCCACTCCGCGATCGCATCAATTCGTGGCAAAGGCAGCGCGGATATCGTCTGCGAGATTGCCTGGTTGTTCTGCTCCATGATTTTTCATCCTATAGGTTGGTTGGAAAACGCTCGCTGGGCTTTCACCCTTCGCGATCCGTCTTAGCTTGGGTGTGATCCAGCCCGAGGCGACTACGAAGTAGAGATTCTTCTTCGTGATGGCCTGGCCCGTCGCGGTGAAGCCACCGAGTTTGCCGTAGAAGCAAAATATGTCGAAGGCCAGCTCCTCGATCGTTACGCCGGCAGCCTCGAGCGCCGGTAGCAATCGATCGTTCTGGTTTACCAGGGCCTGGACCTTGCCGGCGACGTGGTCGACGTTGAAAGGATCACCCTGCCCGGAGTCAATCCAGGAATCGCCGTCGAAGTCGTGCTCTGCACCCGACGTAGTCGGGGAATCTAATATACCTGAGCCTTTAGTCCGAAGCTGCGCGTGCGTGTGTGCATGCGTGCGCGATTCTTGTTGCCCGGCCTGGTCGGTGTTCACTTTGGCGTTCACCTGAGCGTTCACTTGATTCGCAGAATCCTGCGTTTTTGGTGCCGTTTGAGCCGATTCTTTGTTCGGTTTGGCGTTCGATTTGACGTTCGCCTCGTCGCGTATGGGTGGGTGCGTATCCTGGGCGTCGATGATGGCCTGGCCAGCGAGTCCGATGACCAGCTGCTCCATCTCTTTGTGGGTCTTCTGAGCGGTCGCGATGGCTACTTGCCAGCGCTTTGCCCACTCGCGCCTGGTCCGGGATATGCCTGCCTCGTACGCGAGCTTCCAGTCGATCTCCCGCTCATCTTTCGAGAACTGCTCGAAGCCCACCTTGGAGTCCAGGGAACTTTGCAGATACGAGCGGAATTCGCTATCTTCAAATATGCGCATAAAGCTTCCTATCTGGTATTTATGCTGCGGCACAAGTTGAGCATGTGCCACTCCAGTTTCAGTGTAAAGCCCGGCTTCGTACTCACCGTGAGCCGGGCTTTACACGTTAAGAAATTCGCATCGAACAATCCACTCATCATTTCGGGTATGCGTTTCCGGTCATCTCAGCGACCGTGCCCATCATGCCAGAAAGAAGCGCCAGGGCTTCATCGCGATGCTTTTTGGCTCCCCACTTCAAGATCCAATCTTTAGCCTGGCCGTGCCACTTATCGAGTTCAGCCATTTGGATCTGGCCGGTGCCGAAGTCCTCAAGTAGCGATGAGATCTTCTCGACGAGGCGATCCTTGGCCTCGGAGTAGGCTTTCGCTGATTTCGGGACCTTCGCGCCATTGCCGTTAGCTTTCGCCTGTGTCGCTGCCGCTGGCTGTGTGGCCTGGGCCTGGGCGTTATCGTCGATGACCTCAGCCTGCGCGTCCTGTGGCTGCTCACGCTGGAACTGCGGCATGTCCTCAACATCCTGCGTGAAATAGATGCTCGCGCCGGTGGCAGTCCGGATTGCCTTGACGTAGGAGCGCTTCTGAGCCATCATAAGCACGGTGTGCCATGAGTCAGCGATGTCCGGGTTTTCCATCCTCACGCCTTCGACAACTTCCCACTGGCCGTCGATCTTGGTTGCCCTGGGCTTTTTGAAGTGTGGCGCTGCAGCTTTTAGGATCTCGATGTCGCGCTTCTTCCAGTAGTCCCTGGGGACCGGGATGCCTGACGATTCCGAGTCGCCATAGCGCCATCGATACTTCGACTCGAGCGTTGAGCAGCTGCCGAAGCCTGCGCCCACGAATATTCCAGTCTCCACGTGGTGCAGCAGCGTTTTGACCTGGTATTCACGGTGCCCGGCTGGAATTCCCTCCATCACAATCTCGGTCATCGATACTTCGGGCGTGGCGACCAGTTCGAATGACGTCCCAAGAAGCTCTGCGCCTTCCAGTTTCAGCGTATCCTTCTCGACGCCTGGGATCTTGTCAAAGTGCGTGCCCTTCACCATCATGGCCTTGACGTGCTCGAGGAAGTGGCGCTGGGCCTGGATTACCTCGAGTCGCGCCAGGCGCTCGGTGATTGCCGGCGAATGTTCTGCTGTCTGCAGGCCGGTTTCGGTTTTGAGTGCCAATCCAGTTTCTGGCATATTATCCCTCCTTGATGATCAGGCGCTCTACGGTCAGCGCGTTAGAGTAAAGCGAGAGCGGGAGGTCCTCCGGCGTTTTTGTGCCGGCTTCGACCATCGCCTCGCCAATGAGATCGAGCAGCGCGTCGTTGCATGCCCATACGAGTGGGAGCGTGACGCCTTCGTCGTGTTCATTCCACATCCGGGAGACGCTCTGTGGTGTTTTGCCTGCTCGCTCGGCGATCGCCTTGGCGCTGATGCCCCAATAGCCGGCGAAAGCTCGCATGATGCGCACGCGTGGAAGCAGAGCGTCTTTGGAGTCGGTTGGAACTAGGTTCATAAAATCACCTGGGTTAAAAGTGAAGCGTCGACGTATCCGATGACCGTGAAGCCGCGCACGAACTGCGCAGCGACCTGGCCGACCGAGCCTTCGCTCGTTTCTACGAAGTCGCGGATGATAAACATGGTCGAGTCGGTCGAGCTTTCGAGTATCCGATCGAGAATAGGCCCTCTCCCATCGAAGTAGTGCCCAGCGCGGATGACCAGGTAATCCTGGCCCTCGAACTGCTCGCTGCGGACGTTGACCGCGACGAGGTTCTTTTGATCGGGGTGTCGTTGGTAAATCATGACGTCTCCATGTTAATTACACCCAATATACGTTAATTAGTTAACATAAGTTCAAGGATATAGTGTTAACAATGTAACATTAATGTTACGATCTTAACACCGTGATCCCTTTTATCCGGAAAATCGGTATATAGTATTGGTGGTAGCTGCAACTGAAGGGTGCAGCAATACTAGGGTGGGTCGCCGGCAGCACAGCTCCATGGGCACGCCGGCACCAGAAAGCGCCTCTCCGGGTTCGACTTTGGAACTCGAAGAGGCGCTTTCGTATTTTCATATCTCACGCAGGCGAGCCAGGTCATAGTGCTCGCAGACGATTCCGACAGGGAAAATGCGCGTTGCCAGGTCCTGGCATGCCCGTTTTCCCACTTTTTTTGCACTTATCTAGCGGACAAAACCACATGATCCAACGATTAATTGGACCCACAATCTTCTTATTCTTAGCAATCACGGCGTGCGCGAACAGCACAGGCGAAGGCTACCGCGGAGGCCCTGACTCCATTGTGGCCGAAGCGCCTGGCGACATCGAGGCGCTGCGCATTCCCGTTGGGGACTCGGTCATCACCAACCAGGACGCACCGCTCTACGACAGGCCGAATGGGACGCAAACCGGCGAGACAGTTCCCCAGGGCACCACAGGCGAAGTAACCAGGTCGAAAGATGGCTGGGCGCAGGTAGACTTCTCGAATGGTCAATCTGGCGTCGTCGAGGAAGGGCACCTGGACGAATGGCCTGGGGGAGGGGGAGGCCCGGTAGCGCCAAATGCCAACTTTACGTTTACCACTAATGAGCTAACTGCATTTTTCACCGACGCGTCGACCGATGATGGCACGATCGAGTCCTGGGATTGGATCTTTGGTGATGGAGCCGGCTCGAGCGACCAGAATCCACAGCACACCTATGCCGGCGAAGGAACGTTTACGGTCGAGCTGACCGTCACGGATGATGAGGGCCTCACGGATACGCACTCTGCTCCGGTGACTGTATCGCTGACTCCGCCCATTGGTGATATTACCAATGTGGTTATAATTGGCTGCTCGAACACGGATAACATCCTCAATCATGGGTCGGGCGATCCGGATTTGAATTTGAACTCGGCAGGAGGCCAGAGTGGGAAAACGATCGTGAGCTACGGCGAGGATGAGGCGCACAAGCAGATCTGGAATAAATACCGGGGTGACATCAATGGGCAAACGGATCTGGCGATCTACATGGTGTGCCAGCGCTGGGATTTCCAGGGCATGAACCGGCCAGGCGCTCGGTGGGCTGACGTAGCCAGGTCGCTGCCTCCGGATTCGAGTGGCTCATCGATCTATAGCGAAATCGACCTGGTGCGAAACATCCTCGGCGAGATGCACCAGATTGCTGACGAAGAAGGGCACGACTTCCCGATCGCAGTAATGCCGATGCACTTTTACGAGCCTGAGAATGGGGATGCCAACCCGTGTGATCGCATCGGCGAGAATGGTATTTTAGCGCAGTGGTCGTATGTGGACGAAATCAACGCTGCCGGCGCTCAAAGTAGTCCACTCCGGCCTGGCCTGACCTGGACGCCGACCGAGCTGATTAATGCGGACGGATCGCCCTGGCGGATGCCTTCGGTGAGCCAGGATGGTGACGCGACGAGTGAGGGCTGCCACCTGGTGTCGAATTACGTCCAGAACAAGTTTATGCCGTCGTTTAAGACGATGCTCGCGAACCTATAGCCTGGCCGATCGATGGCTGCAGTTGGCAACAAGACAAGTGACCATGGCAACGGGAACTCCGATGTCATCACGCTACCAACCCACAGTGAGGGTGATGGGATCGAGATCGCTATCGCCATCGGTGCCAACAGGGACCCATCGATAACCGGAACAGGGTGGACGAAGTCAACCGATACGGGGTCCTCGGTCGCCGGCCTGACCATCTTCTCGAAGATTGCGCCGGCTGGCGGGGAATCAGACCCGACGATCTCATGGGATCAGTCGCGCGACTTTGCCTGGGCAGCGACGCAGCTGACGGGCGTCGACTCACACACGGCATCTGACGTCGACGTCGACAACACGAACGGCGATGACCTGGTCGCGCCTTCGGTCAATGCGAGTGGGGCTGATTCGCTCCTGCTCTCCTACGTTTCGATGCAGGGATCGCCCACCGTGGATGATCCAACGGGCATGACTAATGAGGGACGCGTCGCATCGGATGCTCCGCAGAACCTCACGCTCGAGTATGCGAGCCAGACCGTAGGAGATGGCGCAACGGGCACCCGCACCTGGTCAAACCTGAATCCGGACTCTCGAGGCGGAGCTGGTAACTCGGTGTGGGCGAATGCAGGTGGCGCAACCGTCGAGGCTGACCTGACCGAGACCGCCGGCCTGGGAGATTCCGTGTCGGCCACCGTCATTAGGCCCGTCGCTGTAACCGAGGCGCTGGGCCTCGATGACACGCAGAGCAATATTGCGACGCTCGTCGCTGCAGTCGGCGAGCAGCTCGGGTTGGAGGACGCTCCCTCGAGCACAGCCCAGCTGGTCGTATCAGTAAGCGAGCAGCTGGGCGTCAACGACTCCCAATCGATCAGCAAGCTCATCACCGCTGCGATCGGGGAGGTTCTTGGCCTGCAGGACCAGGTAGATCGGACAGCTATCCTTGTCGTGTCCATATCCGAGGGCCTGGGGGCAGCTGATGCCCTGGGCAACCAGGCGCAGCTCGCATCGGCGCTCGCAGAAGAGCTCGGACTCAATGACCAGTACGAGGCCACGGCCACGCTGGTCGCATCGATCGTGGAAGCCTTCGGTGCCGGCGACGAATGGGCTGTCAACCTGGTCGCTCGCGTGTCGGCGCTGGAGACAATCGGACTCCAGGACCTGATTACAGCTGTAGTCCAGGGACCTGGCTCCGTTTCGGGCAGCGTGCTCGAGCAGCTGGGCCTCCAGGATGCCGTCACAGCTATTTTGCAGGCTCAGGCAGGAGTAACGGAGCAACTTGGCCTCCAGGAGGCTGCCGTGGCGCAGCTGCTGGCACAGGCCGGCCTCTCCGAGGAACTTGGCCTCTCAGATGTGGCCACCGCGACATTGCTTGCCGTCGCGCAGCTCTCTGAGACGCTCGGATTATCTGGAACTTTCACGGCAGCCATTATAGAGCTGCTGACCGGGTCCGTCGCTGAACAGATCGGACTCAACGATACCCTGGCAGCGCAGTTGCTGCTGGGTGGTGCAATCAGTGAGACCTTGCGCTTGAGTGACACTGTGAGCGCCACAGCGGTGCTTGGGGCCTCGATAGCCGAGACGCTTGGGTTGGGTGGCGTGTTTACCGCTAACCTGATCCTTCGGGCATCCGTGGGCGAGACGATCGGACTTGAGGACGTCGTCGCACTTCCCTCGGAGTCCGGCTATGCCCTGGGCACAATCATCGTTACTGCTCGAGCGCTCGGTGCCGTATCCGTCACCCCCAGATCAGGAGGGGTGGTATCGGCATCTGAGCGTACGAGTGGTGACGCCGAAGTCAATCCTTAAACCCTACACTCATGAATCTAGAAGCAAAATCCGGGCTGGGAGGCAAGTTCTCAGCCACGATGATCCGAAGAAGTGACCTCGATGCACGAGCCGGCTTTGGTGGCACCTACGATGCTATCCTGCGGGACCGCTGGGGCGACATCAAGTGGATCGATCAGATCAAAAACCGTGTTCCGACCGAGGGCCTAAACCACGCTCTCAGTTCGACGCTCGCTGGTGGGACGCAGATCACGTCCTGGTTCCTTGGACTCATCGATAACGTCAACTTCACTGAAGTCGCAGCTGACGATACCGCGGCCAAGATCGCGACCACGAAGAACCACCCGACCACGAATGACTGGCAGGAACTCGATGACTATGACGAGACCACGCGCCAGGCATTTACGGCCGGCACAGTTGCTTCCGCGAGCGTCGATAACTCTGCCTCTGTCGCGCAGTACGCGATCAACGCCACGGTGGTGATTAACGGGGCCTTCCTCGTCTCATCCAACGTCAAGGGTGGCACCGCAGGTACGCTCTACAGCGCCGGCTCCTTCAGTGGTGGCAACAAGAACGCTGACAGCGGAGACACGCTGCAGCTCACCTATACGGCTTCAGCCCAGGATGTCTAATGGCAGCAATCAGCATCGATGTGCTGCTGATCAACAACGACAATGACATCACGCTCTCGGGCTTCCAGGATAACCGGCTGAAGACGAGCGCCGATGACATTAGCGAGTATGCTAATGCGGCCACCGTCACCTTCCGGATCGTCACGGCCAGCGGTGCTGAGTTCCTCGCAGCGCAGCCGATGACGTATAAAGCTGGATCGAAGGGTGTCTACCAAGGCGTCCTCGAGAAGGCAGAAGCTGCGAACCTGATCGAGCACGGTGTCTATTACATCGAGGTTGAGGCCACGGAGGGGACTTTGCAAGGCTCCTGGCGTGAGCAATCAGTGGCGAAGTATCGCGAAACATGAAAATAGAGACGAAGGATGGCGGATCAATTCGTCTCCTAAATACTGATCCCAACCAGGTCCTGGTGGACCCGGACCAGCTAACTCTGCACCCGAAAAACCCGAGAATGGGCGACGTGGGTGCGCTCTGCATGATTATCAAGAGCAACGGGTTTGCCGGCAGCGTGCTCGCCAGGGAATCTGATGGCGTCATACTGGCTGGGAACCACACAGTCAAGGCAGCGCGTGCCCTGGGCATGACGCTGGTGCCGGTGACCTATGTCGAGACTGACGACCTCGAGCATGAGATCCGGCTGATGATCGGGCACAACCAGGCCAGCGACCTGGCGCACAATGATGACGAGCTGCTCGTTGAGCTGCTGCAGCAGCTGGGCACCGATGAGGAGGCCCTGATGGGAACGGGCTTTGACGGCAGTGACCTCGACGAGCTGATGCGTACTCTCGAGAGCGGATTCGGCGCAGAAGTGCCGCCGGCGGCAAAAATTGACCGCGGTGCGGAGCTGGCAGCCAAGTGGGGAACTGCGCCAGGTCAGCTTTGGGTGATTCCCTCGAGGGATGGCCGGCGTCAGCATCGGCTATTCTGTGGCGATTGCCAGAACGTCGACCACGTGGAGCGCCTCCTGGATGGAGAGGCGCCTTCGCTCATGGTGACCGATCCACCGTATGGCGTCAACTATGATCCGACCTGGCGCGACGGCGTGGAAACAGGCCTCCTGCAAAACGTCCCGGTGGTGATGAGAGGCGATGTGAGTGGTGATGACGAGGCCGACTGGAGCCTGGCCTGGGACCTCTCGCCGGCAGAGGTGGCCTACGTATGGCACGCCGGCAGCTATGCCTCGACAGTTCAGCGCTCTCTCGAGGACAATAATTACCTGATCCGGGCGCAGATCATTTGGGTTAAGGACCAGCTGGTGCTCTCTCGAGGCGCGTACCACTGGAAGCACGAGCCGTGCTGGTATGCCGTCAAGAAGGGAAAGAAGGCCAATTGGCGTGGTGGCCGGAAGCAGACAACGGTGTGGGAGATCACCGGCATGAATCCGGTGGGCAAGAAGGCTGAGGACCCGAAGACCTACCACGGCACGCAAAAGCCACTCGAGTGCATGCTCAGGCCCATCGAGAACCACGAGGGCGATGTCTACGACCCATTTGTGGGCAGTGGGACCACGATCGTAGCTGCAGAGCAGCAGCTGCGCAGCTCATTTTGCATGGATATATCCCCCAATTACATCGGAATAATCCTCGAGCGCCTGGCGGATTGGGGTCTGGTCCCGGAGCTGCAGCCTGATGTGTAAAAATCCCTTAATTCCCTACTTATGGCGAAAACGGACAAATATACCGCTGAGGAGATGGTGCAAGCAGTGTTTGCAGGCCGTGGCCTGGTCACTGCCGTAGCCAAGATCCTCAAATGCGATCCCAAAACCGTCCGTCGCTATCGCAAAAACTACAAGTCCGTCGAGACTGCCTTCGATGAGGCAAAGGAGCAGATGCTGGACCTGACCGAGGGCAAGCTCTATGACGCAATCCGGAAGGGCCAGGCGTGGGCCATCAAGTACTACCTATCGACCCAGGGCGTGAGCCGCGGCTATAACCTGCAGGTGCTGCTGGCCGAGCTGATGCTCAAACTGAAGGAGGGCGATCCGGAAGCCGGCATGGATGCCTATATGGACTCGGTCGATAAGCTCATCAAGGCGAGTAAGAAATGAGCTGGCTCGCACCACAGGGAAAACAGCTCTACTCGATCGAGAATTCGACCAAGCGCCTGAATATCTGGCACGGCGCTGTTCGCTCGAGCAAGACCGTGGGGGCCAACTTCCGCTGGCTGCAGTTCATCGGGCACGTGAATCGCCATAAGATCCCAGGCGATCTGCTCATGTGGGGTAAGACCGAGCGCACGCTCAAGCGCAACATCCTCGATCCGTTTAAAGAATTCCTGCCCAAAGGAGCCTTCCACCTGAACCGAGGCGAAGGAGAGCTCTTCATTTGGGGACGCAAAATCCACATCGTGGGTGCCAACGATGAGCGTGCCGAGAGTAAGATTCGTGGTGCTACGTACCTCGGGGCCTATGGCGATGAGCTGACGCTGACGCCGGAGAGCTTCTTCAAGATGCTGCTCTCGCGCCTGTCGCTGCCTGGTGCGACGCTTTTCGGAACGACCAACCCGGACGGGCCATATCACTACCTGAAGCAGGACTATCTCGACAGAGAAGAACTCAACCTGGCGCAGTTCCAGTTTCTACTCGAGGACAACCCGCATCTCCCACCTGGCTACGTCGAAGAGCTGAAGAAGGAGTATACGGGCCTCTGGTATAAACGCTTTATCCTGGGGCTGTGGGTGATGGCTGCCGGCGCGATCTACGACATGTGGACCGACGATAACGTCTGGAAGCTCGATGAGAAGCTGCTCGCGCGAACGAAGACGACGAAGCCGACATTTATTGCTGACGTCGACTATGGGACAAGCAACCCATGCACGTTTTCGATCAAGCGCCTCTGGAAGGAGGGCGACAAGCAGCGCATCCACGTGGTCAGGGAGTACTGGTACGACAGCCAGGAAGCAGGAAAGCAGAAGACGGACCAGGCTTATCTCGACGACCTGGCGGAATTCGTTGAGGGCTACCCAGGCCGCATGCCTATCTACGTCGACCCGAGCGCTGCCAGCTTTATTGTCGCCGGCAAGGAGCGCGGTTTCCGAATGTTAGAGGCAGACAACGCGGTTCTGGATGGAATCCGTTTCGTATCTTCACTGTTGGCGACGCAGCAGCTCACCTTTGATCCGAGCTGCGTGCATAGCGTCCGAAACTATCAGTCTTACGTGTGGGACGAGAAGGCGCAGCGTCGGGGCCTGGACGAGCCGGTGAAACAGCACGACCACGCCTGCGACCGCGATCGATATGGGATTTACACCCACTTCGGTGGCGATCGGCGCACCATCTACGGCGTCCACGTGGACATGTAAACAAAAGCAAATATGGAAACTCCGATTGTTGAAGACAACGAATGGGTTGATTTTCGCCATCCCCATTGGGAGGAAAACGTTGATACTTGGGCGTTCATCGAGGCGCATTACGATGGCAAGGCGCTAAAAATCGCTCGTAAAAAAGCCCAGGACCTCGAGAAGAAAGGCACACAGAGCTTTTCGATTAACGATAAGGCAGCAACCCAGCACCGGGATCATCCTATCCTCTGGCGCAGGATCTCAACCGAATCGATCAACCAATTCATCGAGCGTGCTTTCACTTCGCGATTCCCCAGGGTTATGGCTGCGATCGTGGATTCGTTTTCGGGTGCAATAGAGGGCGTTGAGGCCAAGGATGTGCGCACCTATGACGAGGTGTGGAAAGGGCCTCCGGAGGAAGAGAAGTCGCTGCTCCACGCCTTCTGGAAAGATGCCGATGGCCGTGGCAGTAACTTCCCAGCGCTGGTACGTCGCCAGGCCGGACGATTTAGCCGGCTCCACCGGGTGTGGGTCCTCGTCGAGACGGACAAGGTTGTCTTTGCACCCATTCAGGATGTTGTAAACTGGCGATTTGAAGGCGATCGCCTGGTCGAAGTTTTGATCCGGGAAACGGGCGACCCAAGGAAGAGCCTCAAGGAGGAGTTTGCAAAGCCTGTCGAGCGATACGTCTACTACACGGTCGAGGGCTGGACCCGTTTTGAGGTGCGCGAAACCAGTGATGACAAAGAGGTCCGTCGCGATATCGTCAGAATTCCGGAGGGATCGGGAGTCTGGAAATTCCCGCATTATGGGAGTGTAAAGGACGCCGAAGAGAAGAACAACGGCATGGAAGACCGACCCGATCGGCGCGTGGTGCCGCTGAATATGTTTGATCTCGACCTGGACGGCTTTCCAGGCGAGGATATGGCCGAAGGTGCAAACTACTTGTTCAACCTGCTCTCGGATGCTCGCAATATCCTGCGGCAATCAAACTTCCCATATTGGGTGGGTGACGTCGACAACGATGCCTTCAAGGAGACCGTGAAGGCCAGGGAGCAGGGCTGGAATATGCTCCAGGGCGACTGGAAGAACGTGGGTCCAGATCCCGAAATTGCGAAGATGGCCTTTGACACCTTCCGATCGGAGACCGAGGCGTTCTTCATCGAGATGCACCAGCTGTTTGAGCAGTCAACGCGCGATAAGACGGCTGAAGAGGTAAGCACCAATGATACCCGTGGCCGGCGATCCTTCCTGTCGACCGAAACCAGGTCGCTCGAGGAGATGGAAAACTGGATCTGGTTCATGTTTACGCAGAAGAATCACCCCAACAATCCCGGCTCCTGGATGGGGACCTCGGTTAAGCGATCGCGCGACTTCCAGCCTATCGATACCGCAGAGTGGGCCAGGGAGCTGACCGACCGGGTATTTGGCAAGGACGAGGTAGTGCCTGCCGGTGAGAAGGGACGCATCGATGCTGCCAAGAAGATCCTCCGACTCCTGGGCGTCGAGTTCGATGATGATGAGCTGGAAGCTGCAGTTAAGGCACAAGAGGCAGGCGCTCGAGCAGGCGATGCGCAGCGCGTCGAGGAATCAAGGCGCGTTGAACTCATCAATAATGCCGAGGAAGAGGCCCAGCGAGGTACGATACCGGCCAGGGAAGCTGCCATCGATGCCGGTGGTAATGGATGACCAGGGAGGAGCTTCTAAATCGCCTGGCGCTTCTCGAGTTTGAGGGCAAAATCAGTCTCGCGGAGGCGCAACAGATCCTGGCGCAGTTTGATGCCGGGACGCTGAACGAGGCCGACTTGCCCATGACGCGCGAGGAGGAGAACCGTTTGCTGCTGCTCTCCTTCCTGGCTATTAGTGCCGGCGCATTCGTGGCCGACGTGCGCCAGCGCCTGCGACGGGTCCGAGGCCAGCAACGCCGGTTTGTGGTCATCGATATCTTCGAAGAGCAGCTGGAACCGCTCGGAGGCTTTTTCGCACGTACCGATCCAGACATTGCCCTCTGGCACCAGAACATGGCGACGGTGATCCGGGACAACGCGTTTGCCATGGGAGAGGCAGCCCTGGGACGCCGGCTATTCGAGGCCGAGGCCGACCAGGTGCGCCAGGCGCTGCGTGCTCAGTATGGCTACCTCGAGCGCTTTGCTGACGAGATCGCATTCCGGAAGCTGGTGGGTAGGCCCATGAGCGAAGCAGCGATCTTTGACCGGAGCCGGCAATATGGCGGTTTTGCGATCGGGATGTTCTACCGCTTCGCCGAGGCGCGTTTCGCCAGGCTGCCAGGCTACGTCGCCAGGTATATCCCCATCGATGATGGTGGGACCTGCGTGCCGTGCCACGAGGCTGGCCGCATCGAGTACTACCTCCCCACCGAGGGACCGATGCCAGGCGAGGTGTGCGTCGCCAAAGGCAAGTGCCGCTGCGAGCGCATCATTGAGTTTAATCCAGCAATTTATCGAACACTCCTATGACGTATCCAGACGATGGAATTTTATCAAATGGGATTCGGTATGGCATCGTGAGAAAGCCGACCGAGCAGCTCGTAAACCTCTGGCTCAACAAGCACGTTGTGCTCTTTCCGGAGGACACGCTCATTATCAATTATCGGTTTACGATCGAGATCGATCTGACCTGGTTAACCTGGAAGTGGAGCTGGTTTCGACCATCTCTAATCGGGCGCTTTGAGCTGACGGACGATCCACATCTCTTCCTCGAACAGATCGAGGGCATCCCAAAGTCAATGGCTAAACGCATCGAGGTTTGACGGGAACTGCGCATTTTGGGTATCTTTTAACAGATGAACCATCACTCAAGCGCAATCCGATGGCAAATCCAACACGAGAAGAATGGACTAACGAATACGTTGTCCGGGACATCAAACCTGCTTTCTGGCTCCAGGCCGAGCAGATCGAGTCCGGGATATGGGAGCGTAAGGGGCCTCCTCCTCCCAGCTTTCGTGCCGATCACGACACGTATCGCACGCTGATGCGTTATGCGATCATCCTCGAGCGCCACTTCTACGATTACATGGGCCTGCATTGGGACCCGCGGAAGTTCTCGATGGGTGGCGACAACGGCGTCGATTACACCGACAATTGGGGAGTGAAGTACGACGTGAAGGCGCGTGACTGCCGGCGCTTTGACTACTGGAAGGCCAAGCTCTACTATGACTGGCCTCTCTACTGGCAGCACGGCTTCCGATCGGATGTCTATATTCTGAGTGGCTTCACTGCAGACCAATCGTTTCTGGCCGGCTGGATCAGCTGGTTCGACCTGGTGCAATATGGGAATGCCGTGCCGATCAAAGCAGGCAATGGCGAAATGGTGAAGCGGATAATGGTGCCACCGCAGCTGGTGTCGCCGATGCGGACATTACGTGCTCGCATTTGGCTGGCAAATGGTCACTTCCCCGATCGGGAGTGGGTGCGCGAAGAGGATGCCCCATTTTTAGGCTCAAGCGTGACGCAGCACAACGAAGCGATCGCGCGAGAGCGTGAGGACCTAATCCCTGATTTTTTACGATGAGCTACAAAGGCAAGAAAAACGTTTATCGGTGCGAACACGGGCACCGGACAATTACCGTGGACCTGGTTGAGGGAGTCACCCCATTCATGATCCGATGCCGGCACGAGGGATGCGACACGCATGCTCAGTCGAGCTTTTACCGGGTCGACCAGGGCCTCGAGGCAACACACGAGTGGTATCTGCCCAG